CATATCTACAAATAGACATTGTTGATTTTTTACTTCAACGGCCAGAGTATTTCAAAAGTCACCACGGCGCCAGCACAGAGAAAATTTTGGTGTTACATAGAGAATGGCCAGAAATGAAAAAGAGAAACAAATTTAGTGGATTCGAAAAAATACAGGTACAATATCGCATACCAAAAGAAAACTCTCTTAAAATGAGATTCCCTGAATTACAAGATTTATGTATGCCCCTGACAACCGTAAAATCTCAATTAGGTATTAAATAAATAGTTTAACTAACATAAATATAAATTTAACATAATTATAAAATAAAATGACTTTACCTGCATCAGGACAAATATCCTTCACCAACGTAAATACTGAATTGGGTTTGAGTGGAACATTTTCCAGCTCTTTGGGTTTTATTAATAATAGAAAAAAAGACACGGGAAACTTTTCTAGCACTGGTACAACATATACTTCAGACCAAACATTAACGATGTCTGTGGGTGGTACGGTTCAATTTGAAGTGTCTGGTGGCGGCGGTGGCGGCGGCGGTAATGATTCCGCTGCGGGTCATCCGGGATACTCAGGAAAAACCGTTGTCGGTTCTTTTAATGTAAATGCTGGTGATGTAGTTAGAATTTTTATGGGCTTTGGTGGTGCTGGTGGTGCCAACGGTGCACGTGGCGGTGGTGGTGGCGCAGGAGCTGGAAGCAGTGCTGGCTATAATGGTGGTCGTGGAGGAAACGCAGGCGGTGCAGGTTCTTCTGGTGCCGGAGGTGGTGGCGGAAGTGCAACAGTAATTACCGTTAACGGCAATCTTATTGTGGTGGCTGGCGGCGGTGGTGGTGGCGGTGGTGGTGGCAACGGACCAACAGGTCAACCACAACAAGGATATTCCAGTTCAGGACAAGTTTATGGATTACAAGGCCAAGACCGAGGTGGTGATGGTGGTGGCGGAGGTGGCGGTGCTGGCGGATACCTAGGTGGAGCTGGCGGAGGTTTACAAGGTGGAGATTCTGGTGGTTTTTCAGGATCAAGCGGCAACTCACTTGGTGGCTCGGAAACAAATACATTTGGTAACGGCGGTGGTGCCGGTGGCGGTGGTGGTGGTACAGGACGTGCCATATTGAGGGCTGGTGCTGGTTCGGCCGTAGGAACATCTTCCTTATCTGGATTATATAATCAAACATACTATCAACGAAATGTTGATGGAAATTGTAATTCCGGAAACTGTAATTGTTCTTCAAATTGTGGAGACCAAAATTGTAATCAATGTCTTTTAGTTTCTGGAGTGAATTGTGTAAACTGTGATACAACACCATTATTACAGGCAAACTGTAACTGTGCTTGTACCTATAATTGTGTGTATGCTCAAACAAGTTTTAATTGCAATTGTGCTTGTGACTGTAATTGTGGTGGATAGATTTTTAAATTTAAAATGGAAAAATAATGATTTTTGAAATACAAGCAGAAAAAAGTGCCAACGATAAAAAAATATTCTACTACGACAACGAAAAAAACATCTTAAAAGATGAGTCGGGGTTTGTGTATGAATATCCAAATATCAAAAAAGATCCAAACGAAAAGCCAACAAAGCCTTTTTCTAAGGATGATCCTCTAAAAAAATCAAGAGATGTTTCTACTGTAAAAATTCAAATGGGTTTGAGTTGTAATTACTCATGCGACTATTGTTCACAAAAATTTGTTGAACGGCCAAGAGAAACAAATGCCAAAGACATTGAAAACTTTATGAAACTCTTTAGTGAGTTGAGATTTTCAGAAGAGCGTGGTCTGCGTGTTGAATTTTGGGGTGGCGAACCTTTTGTCTATTGGAAAACCATGAAGCCATTAGCAGAAGCTATTCGTGAAAAGTTTTCTTCTTGGAAAAAACCTCCTCAATTTAGTGTTATAACAAATGGATCAATTTTAACTGAAGATATTTGTTCATGGTTATATGCCATGGGTTTTGCCGTATCTATCTCACATGATGGACCTGGTCAATTTGTTAGAGGTCCAGATCCTTTTGAAGATGAAGAAACCAAAAAACTGGTATTAGAAATGTATGAAGTGTTTAGACCAGAAGGTCGTATGAGTTTTAATGCTATGATGAATTCAAAAAATACTAGTAGAAAAGCTGTTTATGATTGGTTTGTAAACTTTACAGGTGACCCAAATGTATTTCTTGGTGAAGGTGGATTTGTTGATGCATATGATGAAGATGGACTAGAAAATTCCCTAAACACGAAAAAAGAACATTTCAATTATAGACAACAATCTTTTAAAGACATTTATGAAAATGATGGTAAAATAGGTTTCTACGGCGTATTGAAAAAAATAGACGCTTTTACAAAATCCGTTTTAATACACCATGAAGCACAATATGTCAATCAAAAATGTGGTATGGACGATGAACATACAATATCATTTGATTTACGAGGTAATGTTATTACCTGCCAAAACGTAAGTGCATTAGAAACTTCTAAAAATGGTGAATCACATTTAGGTGGTAACTTAGCAGACTTTGATAATATTGAATTAAAATCGGTAACTCATTGGATGAACCGTAAAGAATGTTCTGGCTGTCCTGTATTACACATCTGTCAAGGAGCGTGTATGTTTTTGGATGGTAAATTTTGGGAAACTTCTTGTAACAATGCTTATTCTGATGCAATACCATTATTTGCTTTAGCATTTGAAAAAATGACCAATGGTTATATTCCTGTATTGATTAACAATAAAGAATTACCATTGGATCGACAAGATATTTGGGGCACAGTATATGAACATAAAGATGAACCAAAGAAAAAGATAATTCCAATCAAAATTGTTTCTGAGGTGGTGGGTAAAATTGATGATGTGGAAATTTATGGAAAAAGTATTGTTGTAGAAGAAAAATAATTTATTATTGAAAGTATATCATGCTGACTAAACTTGAAATTGACCAATACTGGTACAAAGTTCAAAAACATCTAATCAATCGAAACGAAACTCTTATTGATACACACGATTCTTCCACATTTGCAAATTTGCTCGTGCAAGCCAATGGCGGAAGAATTGTTGGTATAGGAAAACACCCACTCACTTGTATATCATTATGCACTTTTGATAAATGTATTTGGGTTAGTTTTTACACTGGAAATATGCCAGATATTCCCAAATTTGAAATTGATAGAAATCAATGTTGGAAAATAAAACTAAACGATACAGATGATGGATGGATCGAAAATCTACAAATATATTCTATGGAAGAATTACAATCATATGTTTTGGATTGCCAAAAAGTGGCGGCACTAGATTTTATACACACTAGAATAGAGGCATATCGTTCATATATTTTAGGAAAAATGTTGGGCCAAGAATTTATTCATCATGCCAAATATCTTGAATCAAAAGATATTATAAAAAACAATGTAGAGACCGATGAAGAATTAAATTATCCGTTTATAACCGGATATGCCAATGTAAAAAATGTTTCATTACAAGAAGCGGCTAAACTATGTTTGATACAATATGAAATGCAGTCAGGTTATCTTGCCGAAAGTGAAAATATTCGTATTAGATATAAGAATATCATACAGGAAGAAACCGACCTAAAAAATATTAAAGGTATTATTTCTGATTTCCACACGGCTCACCAAAGGTATGGATCCTCTCTATGAATAGTTTTATCTTTTATAATAGTTACAATATTTTTGTTAACAGGTCAAACAATGATAAACTGGATAAAATGCCAGGAGGAAAATTGTTTACTGCATACTTTCATATTTTTAGCCGCAACATTACAGCAATAGATAGAACTTATAATGTAACTATTCCGTTGAAAACAAAAATATTTCCACATTTAGAAATGCCTCAGTTTACTAAGTTTGATAAGTCATTTGAGGAAGTATGTGATGAGAGAGCCAAATTTCTTTTACAAAAAGCAAAAAAAGATAATAGAAAAATTGCCGTAATGTATAGTGGTGGTGTTGATTCTACTTTAATACTGGTTTCTCTTTTAAAAAACGCCACTAAAGAAGAATTAAAAGACATAATTGTTTTACTTTCTGATGCTTCAATTAGAGAAAATATCAATTTTTACTATAACTTTGTTGTTAAGAATTTCACTTGCGTTTCTAGTTTTCGTTTTCCATATTTTTTAGGTAATGATAAATATTTTGTAGTATCGGGTGAAAATGCTGACCAATTATTTGGCTCACAGGTCAATGACAATTATACAAGAAATAAACCACACACTGATTTGTTCAAACCTATAGAAGAAGTGAAAGATAGTGTTATCTATTGGTTTAGACAAAAAATTGAAGATGATTATAATAAAAAACACGCAGAAGATATTTTTGATTTATTCCAAAGAATAGTTGACAATGCACCAATACCTTTAGAAAATACCTACAAATTTTTTTGGTGGCTCAACTTTGCCACAAAATGGCAATCAGTATATGTTAGAATCTTGGCTTATGCAATGAACCCAAAAGGAATAAAAATAGAAGAAAATTATACAACATTCTATTCACCTTTAGAATTTCAATTGTGGGCAATGAATAATACCGATTCTTTTGTGAAAGAAGAACCAGGAACTTCAAAGTATGTACCTAAGAAAATTATATGTGAGTTCACCAAAGATTATTCTTACATGAAAAAACCTAAACTTGGAAGTTTGTCAACAATTGCCAAACAAAAAGAAATGGCGTATGGTTTATATGAAGATATGAGCCCAGCCAAAGAATATCCGGATGAAGAACACTATAATTACGAAAATGATTTTGAAAAGTTAATGAATAAATGAAAATATTCTCTAAAGAAAAAAAATCTTGGTTGGACTATACAAATACAATGTATCCATCTTCTGGTGCTTTTTTTGATGCAAACGAAAAGGGTGACCAAGGTTTTACATATGTAACGGAATATTCAAATGTCTATGGATATGTTTTATCCGGTGAGGCACATCTACCAAATAAAATGATTGCTCGTGAAGGACAATATTTTTCATATTGGTCATGGGGTTCTGGAGAAATTCAATACACAGGTCAGTTGGCATTGTTTACACGAATTGGATTTCGTGGCCAAGACACCGTTGGTGGACCTTTAGAAAAATCTGGAAGACTATGTTATATTGATGGTTGCAGTGACACACTCATAATTTACCCACCAAGATTAGGTGACCCATCTTTAAACGCATTGTTTTTTCCAGCAAACATTAATCAAAGTTATCATATACATCCAAGCATTCGCCTTGGCGTTGTTGCAAGTGGATCAGGATTTGCTTGTATCAAAACTGAAAACGGTAAAGAGAAAAAAATACCTTTGAAAAAAGGAATGACATGGTGTATTGAAGAAAAAGAAAGTCATCGTTTTACTACTGAAAAAGAATCTATGGTTGTAATTGCTTTTCATCCTGACGGTGATTGGGGTCCAACAGACCATAATCATATCATGTTGAATCGAACATATTTGAATAAATGACACAAAAATATTTTACACATTTAAAAAATTTTCCAAAACTATCCGATTTTTATATAAAAGAAGCTTTAGAGAGAAAATATGAGTTCATAACAGAACCATCCACATTATATTGTGCAAACACTTCTTTTAATCAAAGTTCTATATTTAAAGAAATACAAAAACACTTTCGTTGTGGCACCAGATATTTTGGAAATCCAGCGTATTCATATTATGATTGGCACACAGACAACAAAAGAGCATGCACAATTAATTGGTTGATAAAAACAAATGACAAAAGTTCCTGTTTTTATAGAGAACCAATAATAACCTCAGAAAAACCTCCTATATTTTATAATTTAATTGAAGTGGATTATGATTTGTACAATCCGGTATTATTGAATACAAAGCTTGACCATTGTGTAATTAACAATTATAATGATATAAGAATTATATTGAGTGTTAGTCTTTTTGACACTTCCTACGAAAAAGCTTTACAAATACTAGAGAATATTAACTGTGTTTAACTACTGCCCACCAAAACAATTACAAGACCTACAATCAGAAACATTTCCTGATGGTAAACGATACTACAAATTACCTGACGGTACCAAACTACCATCGGTAACTACCGTATTGGGTGCCATGAAAAAAGATGCTATCATGGCATGGCGTAAGAGAGTTGGTGAGGCAGAAGCCAATCGTATATCAAAAAAGGCCACAGGTCGTGGTACTAATGTTCATTCATTATGTGAAAAATATTTAAACAATGAATCATTGGGTGAAATGATGCCTGATGCACAAGAAATGTTTTTATCATTGAAACCATTACTCAATCGTATCAACAACATTCATTACCAAGAACAAGCGTTATGGTCCACACAATTAGAAATGGCTGGCCGTGTAGATTGTATTGGTGAATTTGATGGTCAACTATCTGTAATTGATTTTAAAACATCCAAAAGAATTAAATCAAAAGTTCAAATTGAAGATTACTTCTGGCAAACATCTGCCTATGCATTGATGTATGAGGAGTTGATAGGTCGACCTATAAACAATTTGGTTATCATCATGGCCGTTGAGGATGACCAACCCCTTCTGTTCCAAGAGAAAACCGAACACCATATAGATGGTCTGGTCAAAGCCATTCAATTCTATAAAAATCAAAAGTGGTAAACATTGAGTGTGGGGCTTGACTAAATAAGTATAAACACTTATAATAGGAACACTATGAAAAACAAATATATGGAAAAACTCTGTACCCCAGAGCAAAATAAACGGCAAGTTGCTGCCTTAACGGTGTTGGCTGTCGGATTAACAACAATTTTTTTTCTCTCACTTTTGGGAGTGGTTTGATGCCAGACAAGAATTGTGTCAATGAACGTAGATTAAAAATAGTGCCTTTTTATTTTGGTATATTAGCAGTTACATTTATCTTAATAGCACTATCTGTAAATTCGTAGAAGTTGTTTGAAAGTTGTTGTGGACATGGGTGCGATTCCCATCACCTCCACCAAAAGTATATTGCGGGTGCGAGAACAACGCAGAAATGTGTTTGTTGATCCGGCGACTTGGAACTACTCACTCTTGTTCGCTTTACAATGTACTTCTGATGGGGGTGCCTAGATTCGACATGGCAATAATTAGAACAATGGAGAATCGTCAAAGCTAAAGACGTTAGGATTGAGGACACTCGGTCGAAGAAGCAAAAACTATAAATGCAAATGACGAAAGTTATGCACTTGCTGCCTGATAGGTAAGCGGAGTTTCACCAGGTGAACTTAGCAACAGAATCACCTGGATAAATAAAACACCAGCAACACACAAACCGCTGGTAATACACATAAACACACACAAGGAGAAGTAAATGAGTATGACACCATACGAGATACGGCTAGAACTCTTAAAAATGGCCAAAGATATGCTAACTGATGATTATCACACTAGACATGATTCTCTACAACAGCAATGGCATACACAGGTAGATGCAGCTAAAATTGCTGGCACATCATCACCTGATTTCCCGGCGTTACCGCCATTTCCCACAGAAGATGAAATTGTAAAGAAAGCGGAAGCTCTCAATCAATTTGTTTCTCAAACCACTCCACAACCTGAAGTTAAAATAAAATCGAAAACAAATTCGTAATTGGAGACCAAGGCGGTCTGATGTTAGGCCGCCGTAATCAATAAGGAAGAAAGATGTATTTCAACAAAAAAGTAACTAATAAATTTTTAATTGCAACCTCAGTAATATTAATTGCGGTTAATCTATTCGTGCCTGTAGCAAAAGCTCAGGTAGAAAAACAAACAATGAAAGTTGCCAGTCAACATTTCAATAATGAAATTCAATGTTTAGCTGAAAACATTTATTATGAATCTGCTGGTGAATCATTTGAAGGTAAATTGGCAGTTGCACAAGTAACACTCAATCGTGTAAACTCTGGCAAATTTCCAAACACCGTTTGTGGTGTAGTAAAACAGAAAGATGTAATCAATGGTAAAATGATTTGCCAATTCTCTTGGTTCTGTGGCCATGTATACTCGATGGTTCGTAACCCATATCAATGGGAAGAATCGGTACTTGTTGCAAAGAAAGCCTTGACAAGTGAAGTTGCTCATGTTACACTCCATAAAGAGAAAGCAATGTTTTATCATGCCAATTATGTAAAGCCTAATTGGAATTTACCAAGAATCACACAGATTGGTAATCACATTTTTTATAAAGAACGAAACAAAATATAATATGCCAACAAAAGATGAGATTAAGAACTTTAGTATGATGATAGAGGAGTTGGCAACCAAACTTAGATGTAATAGAATGGATGCCATACTCCAACATTGTAAAGAAACTGGTTTAGAAGTTGAGGTGGCATCCACATTAATTTCTGCAGCATTAAAAGCAAAGATTAAAGAAGAAGCACAAGAATTAAATTTGATTAAAAAGAGTTCAAAACTCCCCTTATAATTTGTTATGACAGAAAATTCAGGTTTTGCCGCATATGCATTATGGAATGCCTTGAAGTTGCATTTTACTTCCGAATCTTACGATTACTTTAAGTATAACGGAAAAACAAATGTATCTAAACAGACATTCACCATCAACAAATCAAAATACCAATTCTATAAATTATCCCGTAAATACGATATAGAAGAATTAAAAAACTTCTATATTGCCAACTTTATCCAAGGTAAAGGTGATTGGGTGGGCGACTTACTTCAAGATGGTGATGAGAACTATACCAAGTGGCAAAAAACCCAACAGAGCTTGACATATACCTTTGAGAATGATATAATGTATATGTTTGATAGTGTTGATGGTGCTGAGTTCTGGCATATTGATGATTACTTTAAACCAATCGATGGCGGTTGGCCAATGTTAATTACCAAAATGATGCACGATAAGATTTCATTGGAAACAGTTTGTATCCTAGTTGATATACTTGGTTGTATGCCAAAATGGGAAAAACAAATCACCGAAGATATTATTTGGCCAACACACCGAAGAATTATAAAGAAATATACACCGTTTATACAATACGATAAAGAAAAGTTTACGAAGTTTTTAAAAGAAAAGATTAAAGAATATGCATAAGATTACCAAGATTTACTTGGACATGGATGGTGTGATTGCTGATTTCAATAAACGATACAAAGAATTGTATAAGATTGAACCAAAAGATGCAGACACATACAAAACATTTGATAAGTTTTTTACCATGTTCATTGCTGAAAGACAGTTTGCCAAATTAGATTTAATGCCTGATGCTCTGATGTTAATTAACTACCTCAGGTCATTATCAATACCAACGGAAATTCTATCTTCAACATCATCCGAAAAGCGTGATGCAGAAATTAGAGAACAAAAAATTGATTGGTTGAATAAACACAACATTGAGTTTCCTGTTAATTTAGTACCAGGTAAAAGATTTAAGAGAGATTTCTCTAATGAAAATTCACTATTGATTGATGATACTTCACAGAACATCGACCAATGGAGAGTAGAGGGTGGTATTGGTATACTTCATACTGATGCTATGACCACCATCGGTATTTTGAAAATGTATACTTGACATTGGATAAATATTCTTATATAATGAATAATGTGGACAAGCCGTTTTATACACCGTTAATAATCCGTTTATACGAAAGGAAGTAAATTATGAGTTCATTTGCGAACCTCAAACGCCAATCTGGCAACCTCGATAAGTTATCTAAAGCAATCGAGGCACTCAATACCTCATCCGAGGGTAACGAAAAATCCGATAATTTCTGGCGACCAGAAGTAGACAAAGCTGGCAACGGCATGGCTACGATTCGTTTTCTACCAGCACCTGCTGTAGATGGCGATGATGCATTACCATGGGTCAAAGTATTCTCACATGGATTTCAAGGTCCTGGTGGTTGGTTAATTGATAACTGTTTGACCACCAAAAATCAACAATGTCCTGTGTGTGAACACAATTCTGCATTGTGGAATTCTGGTATTGAAGCGAACAAAGATATTGTTCGTAAACAAAAACGTAAACTAAATTACATTGCCAATGTTTATATTGTGTCCGACCCAAAACATCCTGAGAATGAAGGTCAGGTTAAATTGTTTAAGTTCGGTAAGAAAATCTTTGATAAGATTACTGAAGCGATGAATCCTCAGTTTGAAGATGAAACAGCAGTCAATCCATTTGATTTATGGAAAGGTGCCAACTTCAAGTTAAAGATTCGTAAAGTTGAAGGTTATCAGAACTATGACAAGTCTGAATTTGAATCATCATCTCCATTGTTGAGTGATGATGATGAATTAGAAAAGATTTGGAAGTCAGAGTTTTCTTTGGCTGAAATGACTTCTGATAAAGAATTCAAGTCATATGATGTTCTGAAACAACGCCTTGATAAAGTTCTAGGCCTCAATGGTGAAGCACCAAAGACAACTGTAGAACAAACCAAAGCGAAGAACTTTGACGCCAAAACCAAATCTAATGATTCTCCTTTTAAAGATGAATCGGAAGATGATGATATGGCATATTTCAGCAAACTCGCTGAAGAAGATTAATGATGGGTTGTTTGTGAATTTTTTAACTTTGAATTGAAAGGAAGTAAAATGAAGTATCTTACCGCACTCGTAGCTTCTATGTTCGCTGTCGCAGCATTTGCTCAGGCACCTGCTAAGAA